TAGAATCAATGCCCACTTCATCTCCTCTAAAATAAAAATCATACTCGCCTGACTGGAATCCTGGAGAAGTTTTGGAGAACTGCAGTTCCCAACGAATCTTTCTTCCAATCTTTTCTTCAATCAACTTATCACCAATCTTAATCTTACCCTTAATGGCTTGATTATCTGACTCTGATGAGAACAGTTTGATAACTGTTGACGAGTAAAACTTAGTTGCTTGCCCACCTGTTGGTTGCTGGCTAGTATACATTGCATTAATGTTATTGCGTGACTGAGAAATCAATACAAACAGTGTTGGCTTAACCTTGTTGTTAGCATAGTTAATCATCTTCCATGCATTACTAAAGTCTCTAGACTCTGCGCCAATCTGTTTTGTATTCTCAAGTTGCTTGAGTTCATCTGAATCCTTCTCAAAATAAATTGCAGGAAGTAAAGAGGTAATTGAGTCAACAACTACAATATCAACTCCAGCGTTAATAAGGTTTGTTCCTACATCAACCATCTCATTGATTGTACGAGCCTGTGAGTAAATAAGTTTAGATGAATCTACACCTAGTCGCTCTGCCCAAACCTTATCATATGACATTTCTGCATCAATCCATGCACAGATCTTTCCTTCTTTCTGTGCCAAACCAATCATCTGAAGGCATAGAGAGGACTTTGCAGACGACTTTGAACCCCAGATAAGCACTTGCCTACCATAAGGAAGACCACCTGCTAGAGCCTTGTTAAGACCAAAACTAGGTGTTTCTGCATATTCTGTTGGGGGAACTGAATCTCCAACCATAATAGTCTTACGCAACTTAGGGTTAAGTTGTGCTAGTACTTCTTCCATTGTTACTGACATTAGAATCGTACCCCGTGCTTTTCTGGACGAGTCTTATTGAACTCTACCTTTTCGCTTAGAGCATGATCAAGAGACAGCGTTGTATATCCTGCCTCTACAACTCCAGCATAAAGGTCTAGTGTGCGAATAATAATATCTGCAAACTCTTTTGTGATTTCTTCTTCGCCTTTATCTTTACGGATTGCTTCCATAACCTCAGTTACTTCAGATACAATCATCATTAGTTGTTTTGCAATAAAAATATCATCAACCTCTTCAGGCCAGAATCCCTTTTCAATTGCGTTCTTATGCAGTTCTACTGCCATATCGTCAAGCATTTATATCCTCCAGTGTTATTGTTCCATCTTTTGTTTTGCCAAAACTAAACTTATACGACTTACCTTCTTCAATGTGCATATATGCTTTTGAAAATGCAGTAGGGAATACTGTGATTGGATGAAGGTCTCTTGATGCATCTGCAAGAGTAAGTGTTGCCATCTTCTTTCCTGCCTTGGTTACCCTAGGCTTAAAAGATACTACATACATTTCTTCATCCTTGTATGGTAACTGCTTATACCCTAAGAACTTTACTAATGCATTTGAAGATGTTCTAATTTCATCTGCTGGTATTGCAGAGACAATTCTATTATCTGTTGCTAACAACAAATATGTTTTTCCAGTTTCAATAGTTGTCTGCTCTTCATCAAAGATACCAACTGATCCAGTCTTATCAAGAACTTCTACTCTTGACCATCCTGTTCCACGCTTAATAGCCTTAACCATTCCAAGCAAAATAAATGATCCCTTCTCTTCAAACTCTTCAACATCATTAATAAATGCATAGTAGTGAGAAGGAATAGTAATATTAAACTCTGGCAAGTTTAGATACTCATAAAGATTTTCTTTAATCTCATCATCATTTCTAGGATTGTCAGGGAATGTTGCAGCACCAATTACTCTTAGTGCTTGAAGTGCACGAGAGTTTACTCCGTTTCCCTTTGTGAAGGTGAATTCTTCAAGTTCTTTGTATGAACGAAATGGTCGTGCCTGTATATATCTTTCTGCAATTGTATCAGAAATGAACTTGATAGCACTGAGTCCAAACCGAATACCTTTACCCTCAATTTTAAAATCTGTATCCGAATCATTAATATGGGGTAGTTTAATCGGAATACCCATTCTCTTTGCTTCAATCAAATACTCCGTTCTTCCATCTTTATCTTTCTCATTCTTAAGAAGTGCAAACATAAACTCTAGTGGGTAATGATACTTTAGCCACGCCGTCCAATACGAGAGAGTAGAGTAGGCAACGGCATGCGACTTGTTGAACGAATACCCAGCATGCGCTTCAAAATCATGCCAAAGATCCAGAGCATCATTAGGGGAGATATACTTACTAGCACCACTAATGAAACGATCTTGGAACTCATTAAATTCTTTAGCATCTTTTTTCTTACCAATGATTTTTCTAACTTTATCTGCTTCCGACATGGACATACCGCCAAGTTGTACGCATGCTTGCATAACTTGTTCCTGGTAAAGAATGCAGCCATATGTATCCTCCGTAAATGGTTTTAAGATTTGGTGAAGGTAATTAATGTTTTGGCGACCATGCTTGCGGTCAATATAATCCTTACCAATAGTGTTTGCAGCACCTGGGCGAACCAAAGCATTTGATGCTGCAAGTTCATCAAGATTCTTAACACCCATCTTTATAAGCAAGTTAGTATATGGTGTTGCTTCACACTGAAAAACACCCTTTGTGTATCCGCTTGATAACATTTCATATACATCTTTATCATTCATATCAATTGAAAGTAAATCAATATCTACATAGTGATTTTCTTTAACCATATCAATAGTATCTTTAAGTACGCTAAGAGTCTTAAGACCCAAAGCATCAATCTTAATCAAACCAATTCTTTCTGCTTCTTCCATGTCAACACCTACAACAGGAATGCGCTCATCGCTTCCAGTAGATGATCGTGTCTCCATTGGTGCGTGTCTAAATATTGGCTCCTTTGCTGTAACAACACCAGCAGCGTGAATACCAGTACCACGAATACGGCCACGAAGTTGCTCTCCGTACACCTCTACCTCTGGATACTTTTCACGAAACTCTCGTGTTGTCTTTGAGTTACAGAAGTCATCCCAAGTATCTACTGTCTTCAAAACTTTGTTTACATCTGATAGAGGAATATTTAGAACTCGTGCAATATCACGAACAATACCCTTTCCTGTAAACTCTAGAAATGTTGCAATAGATGCTACATGTCGGTATTGTCTAACTAGATAATCTTTAACTTCTTCACGACGAGTATCTTGAATGTCTGTATCAATATCAGGGAAGTCATTACGCTCTGGGTTAATAAATCGGAAGAACAGAAGACCGTGTTGAATTGGGTCAATGTCTGTAATACCAAGAGTATAACAAAGCAGTGAGCCAGCAGCAGAACCACGACCTGGACCTACAAGAATGCCTTCTTTCTTCGCCCAACCAATCATATTTTGTACTACAAGAAAGTAAGGACCAAAGTTTTTATTCTTAATAATCTCTAGTTCTTCTTCTAGGCGATCTAGGTATTCTTGGTTATTATCCAAACCACGAGCCTTCAAACCTTCCATGGCAAGTGTCTTAAGTTCCTTGTCAGGGTTCTTATACTGCACTGGTAATAGGTTTAAGCCATCTTGAATGTTATAGTCTTCTACCTTATCAGCAATAGCGATAGAGTTAATATACATGTCTTCTCTGACGATACCCTGGGATTCCATGGCTACTTTCATCTCATCATAAGATAGAAGGTGAATGTCAAACTTATTAAACGACATTTGTCGGTCTTCGCCATAAAGGTAGTCAAGACGCTTCATCATGCCATCCTGCTTCTTTGACTTTTCGTATGTAGCATCTTTCTGAACCTTTGTGTGTGAGTTCATGAGCAACTTAAATTCTTGAATTTCTTTTTGTGATTCGTCAACATGGTGACAGTCTGGAGTAACAACAGTTTGAATCTTAAACTCATCAGCCAAATCTGCTAATTGCTTGTTTACTTCAGCACCATTATGTGGCATTAATTCCATATAGAAATCATCGGCAAAAACACGCTTAAACCACTCAATGTGCTTCTTAGCCTGAGCATACTCACCATGCTCTAATGCTTTTGCAATGATACCACTCAAACATCCAGATAAGACAATAATACCTTCTGAGTACTTTTCAAGAACTTCAAAGTCAAAGCGTGGCTTATTGAAATATCCTTCAGTCCAAGCGATTTCATTAATCTTGTTTAGATTTTCTAAACCAAGTTGGTTCTTAGCGAGAAGGATAATGTGATTATAAACTAGATCAGTTGGCTCAGTGCGTTCTGCCTTTGCCCTCTTATCAAATCTATCAGCACAAAAATATCCTTCTACGCCAAGAATAGGCTTTACACCTTTTGCTTTTGCAATTCGGTACAGTTCCCGATGCCCAGATAAGGTTCCGTGATCTGTGATAGCCAATGCTGGCATACCAAGTTCAACTGCTCGGTCAATATATTCTTCTGGAGTAGCAACACCATCAAACAATGAATAGTGTGTGTGTACGTGTAAGCCTACGTAGTTCATCTATTACCAGTCTGTGTTTGTTGCAGACGAGGTGCTTGGACCATCAAAGCCCAAATAGAATGCTTCTTGTTCCGCATATGGAATCTTCTTTAGTGCAAGTTCCAATGGGAATGGCTGAACCGTAGACCAGTCAAACGGTTCCTTGTCTGGAGCAGAAGGAATAAGTGTGTAAGATGTTTCAGTTCCCTGACCATTACGCTTTACCTTCCAAACCAAGTTTGAGATGCTTCCTGTTTCAAGAGCATACTCACGAATAGTGTTGAATGCAGACTGCTTGCTAACACCCATTGACCAAATAGCCACATATGGTGCTTCAATACCATCATCTACAAGTACATTGCAATAGAAGCGAAGACGTGCTCTCCAGCCAGCCTTTGGATCCTTGCGGTGCATTTCTTCAGCCCAGTCACGGCCTTCAGATTCCATTGTGTCTACAGCCTTACGCTTGTAGTCCTTTGGGTTTGTATGTTCCTTGACAACTAGTGCAAGGCCACGAGACTCATTATAGTTTGCTGAGTCTTCATCTAGTTCTTCAATAAAGCGAATCTTTACTGATTGACCATCGGCAAGTTTAAGCCACTTTACCTTTGGTGAGTTTTCGTCATACTTTGGCTTGTCAAGCAGGGCATTGATATTCTTGAGTCCCTTTACTACGCTCATTTTTTCTCCTTCGTGTTGTTTATATTAGTTTAGCATAGATGATATAGATTTGTCAAACTGGAATTCAATCCTCCTGATTGCCTCATCATCCATATCACCAATGTCTTTGTATTTTTTATCTATGTTGATTACGCTAACTAGAGAGCCAAGTTTTTCAATTAACTTGTCTTTCATTATAGTGCCAGCCTCATCATTGTCTGCAACTAGTACAACATTGTTGAAGTACTTTTCTAATAGTTTCATTTGCGATGCAGAAACATTAGCACCCAGAGTTGCAACTGCTGGGAAACCTACTTGGTCTAAGCGGATAGCATCAAAAGATGATTCCACTACATATATAATACTAGAAGTTTTAACTCTATGTAAGTTAAACAATACTTTTGACTTTGGAAGACCTGGAGTATTTTTAAACTCTTTGCCTTCAACAGACCTGCCAACAAAACCAATAGTCATGCCATCTGGAGAATGAACTGGTATCGTTACCATATCCTGCTTCTCTGAATAACCTAAAGAAAACTTTTTAACAGAGTCTTCAGTAATAGATCGTCCAGAATAATATCTCATTGCTCTAGGAGACTCAAGTGCTTGATTATTCAAACGCTTAATAAGAACTTCATCATACTGGACAAAATCAGGTGCTGCGTACATGGCCTTATTAACTACAGCCTCAATATTAGTTTCTGTCTCTTTACTTTTAATATAACGAGCAGTTTCAAAATATGATCTGCCAGTAGTAAACATAATGAACTCTTCTAGGTTCTTTGTTGTTTGGCAACCAAAGCAAAAGAATAGACCACTATCCTTTGCTACTTCTCCTGCAGGGGTTCTACTATTGTTATGGTAAGGACAATAAACAATAAAGTCATTCCCAAACTCTGCCTCAATCTCAACACCAGCACCATTTAGAACTCTACGGATCTGCTCTTCGCTATAAAGATTACTTGCCATCTTCAAAGTCCTTATATCTGTAGTAGCCCTTATCAAAATCTACCTGCACCAAGAAGTCACCCATAAAACCATTACGGTTCTTTCTAAATACACATTCAATAATATCGCTGTTAGTTCCACGACCAAGTGCTAGTAGCCAGTCTGCATCGTATGAAATCTGTCTAGACCATGCTGTTTGTCCAAGCGTTGGAGGTGTGCTAAGGTCTTTAACGTCATCAGGTGTAGCAGATGAGATAGCAATAATGGGTACCTCTTCGCTAATAGACATTAGTTTAAGTTCACGAGAAAGATTCTTCATCTTTACCGTTTCATTATCAGCCCTCTGGTTTGGACTCATCAACTGAAGGTAGTCAACCACAACAAAGTCTGGCTTATATTGATCAATCTTTCCACGAATGACAGATGGTGTTACTTCACCTCCAGAGTCATTTGAGATAATGTGAAACTCAGGACGGCCTGCATCTTTATTGGCATGCCACTTGCGAAGCATATCAATTTCAACCTCACCATTTGATAACTTGCGATGTGACCAAAGACCCTCACCCATAATTGCAAATACACGGTTACGAACTTCTGTCTCAGACATTTCAAGTGAAATAATCATTGGTGACTTACCTTGCTTCCATGCCTGCACTGCAAAGTAAAGTGCCATCCACGACTTACCAATACCTGGATAGGCAAGGAATACCCCAAGTTGTCCTGGCATAATTCCTGCAGGAAGATAGTTGTCAAATCCTGGAAGACCAGTCTTGATTCCTACTGCACCTAACTCGTTTTGCTTCTTAACTCTTTCATAATAAGCAACAGCATCTTCAAGATCAGTAGCATCAATATCACGAATTGCTGCTGTGTTCTTTTTAAGTTCAGATGTTTTTGTAATCAGTTGCTCTAGTGCTTCTGTTCCATTACCAGTTTGAACTTCTCCAGCAGCATTGCGAAGAATATCTTTTAGACTATCATTTAGATATTCTGTTTGTAGTTCTGCTAGATGATGCTTAGTTGATCCAATACCAGCAACTGGTTCAAAGTCACGGAACTTCTCTCTAACTAAATCTGCTGGAGGAAGTGCCTGATTATTTTCAGAATAAAGACGAATGAAGTTCCAAATGTCATTATGGGTACGCAGCATTGTCTCAACATTTGCCTGAAGAAGAACATGGATTTGCTTATCCTCTAAAACTGCGCTAATTAACTTTGACTCTGTATTATTCACTCAACCACTCCTTAGCCATTCGTCTGCGCTCTGCTCTCTCTTTTTTGTCTTGCTCTACTTCTCTTTTACCATTTATAATTTTTTCCATATTGTATGCAAAATAATTCCAAGATGGTTCTTGTGCAATAGAAAAATAATATTCTAGAATATCATAACACTCACTAATTCCGTAAGACTCAATGAGTGCATCAGCAGCCCACTGTTCTACGTTTAGATTCATATTAGACTTTTGCTCATACCGTTGAAGGTAAAACTTGTTAAACCTGCTGAGCAAAGCCATTCGGTCTTTGCGGTCAGCCATTATGCTTCGGCAGCCTCTTCTTGTGCTTCTTTGATCTTTGCTGTCAACTTGTCCTCAACGAACTTATAGACACGCTCAAAAGCCTGGTCTGTATTTTCTCCATCACGCTTTGCATCTACAACCCCAAGGTCAAGTCGCAGTGATTGAAAGTTACCTAGATTAAGTGTATAGCCCAGAGTAACTGATACCTTTGTTGAATCGTTTTCCATTTTCCACCCATTTCGTTTTAGATGGATTCACTCCACACTGGAATAAATCGCCCATCTTCTGTCTTCGTATATGTAAGTATACCGTCTCCCATACGCCTTGTCAATTCCTGGCTTGTGGGAGTCATGTTATTTGTTATTAATTTGTCTTTTCTTGGTTGCCCAATATGTATACTTGCAAGTATAGCACGAATCTCTTTAACATGCGATTCAGAGTAATACGCTCTTACCTGCCAAGATCTTTCTCCATTTAAACTAGCACCAACTGGTGGAGGAATAACTCCTCGTTTAATTAAACTTGGAATATACTTTCTGTGCCTATTGACAAGCACAGCAGTTTCTGCTACACTATATGCTCTTTCCCTATGTTTCTTAAAATCAACAAGCAAACAAGACTCTAGAACATCTTTTGTAATGTTATATAAGGTTACTAATCCTGTTGATCTAGAAGAATGATGAACTTTTACTAAGTCCCCATTTAAAAACCATACCTTAACTTTACCCTTAATTACAGGTTCGTTATTGTATGCTTCGCTCTGGATTTTTCGTTTAGAAGTATCCATGCGCCTTCCCTACTTTCGCTAGGTGGATGAAAAAATCTTCTAGATCCACAATGAATACAATAAATCTCAATGTGATCAATACTAGAGTATTGCCTATCAACGAACATTCTGCCGTTGCACTTTCTGCAAGAAATCAATTTAGTTTCCTTAATGTTAGTTTGGTACGCCGATAGCGATAATGTTAATACCAACAGTTAGATCACCAGCGGTGTTAAATCGCACAACACCATCTACTTTGGTTGTAGTTACACTTGTTAGTGTTACTGTAACGCTCTTACCTGCTGGAGTTCCTTTAACGTTAATAGGTGTTGCTGTTACGATTGGGGCATACTTAAAGTCAGAATAAGAAAATGAGAATTCTGCTTCTGATGCTGCAGTGGCAGTTCTTGAAGGAACTTCAACATACCCACCAATAAACTTTGCCTCTGATGTTTTTACACTTTGTGGACCTGCAGTACCTGCATCTACTGTTGTAGTTTTATAGGTTGCAGAAGATACCTGTGCAGATAAATCATTAACTGCCTTAGTTAATTCATAGATGTATGTCACATCTATCGGTTGCCCTCTTTCGGGTAGTGGTACTTTTGCCATTATCTCTCCATTATATCATTAGACTGTATGCATTGCTGGGTTATAAACACGTAAGTCAGTATATTCTCTTGTAACTGGTTCCCCTACTAAGTATACCTCAACTGTGACTCTATTTGGGTTATATGATTGATCTACCCCGTCAATAAAAAATGTATCTGGAACAACAAAACTAGTACTATTAGTCGTTATCCTATTTACATATTTCCAGTCCCCTAAGCCATCTGGCTTACTCCACTTAATCCAAACATCATAATCTTTTGCTTGACGAATGGTATTAGAGCCAATTTTAATTGCTACTGAATCCCAAGTAGCATTAACAACACCAGAAGAAGACGTTATGCTTATTTTTCCAGGGGTATAAGTATAGTTTGGATCAACACTATAAACAGAAGACCAAGCAGATACACGGTTTTTATCTTCAGAGATAATTCTATATCTTACGCTATATGTTCCATCAATACTACTAACTGCAGGTAAATTTTCTTTTAGAATTTTTGCTTTCTTAATAGCCTCTGTCATTATGTAACACCTATAGAAAATCTAAATTCAATATAGTTACTTGTATTTGGTGCTTTAATAATTGACTCTGAGGTAGGATTTTGAATGACAGAGTATCCAGTAAGACCATAAAGAACATTGGTAGTTGCAACATTTTCTAGCCTCATTGAGTCAAGAGCAATATAGTAGTCATCTGAAACTGCTCCGCCATCAATAGCGCTAACATAAATCTTTACAACAGTAACAGCGTTCCATGTGAAGTTAGCGCTTGTATATAAATCCTGTAGTTGTTTTGAAACTACAACGTATCTGCTTTCGGTTAAGTCGTATTCGCCTGCTCCAGTACCGTTAGTTATTTCTGCCTCAAACCTTGCATATTCTCCAGTTCCTGCATCTGTTGATGAAAAGTCAACAAGAATACGGACTGTATCTGGAACAAGTGCTGAGTCACCGTCTTTACTAACAACAGAAAATGCTAACCTTAGTTCGTCTGTTGGTGCATTCTGCGAAAAATCAGCGCTTGGCTTTGTATAGTGAATGTGATTAGATCCAGAACCAATGACAAAATGGCCACCTGAAAGTGTTAGGTTTGCATCGTCTCCACGCATTAAGATTACGTTATTTAAGAATCTACATCTTTCATATCTGTTTGCTCTTGATGTTTTATAAAATGTTGGATTATCAGCATTTGTCTGGAACACCTTTAAGGTTGTTGAAATAATATTATCATTAGCAGTATCTAGTGCAGTAGAAATTGGGGTGATTGCTGTCGCTGCTGTTGATGTGTGGTAGTTCCAGTTTTCTACGCTAGTAAAAGAAAACACTGTCTTACTGTCATATGCTCCTGCGGAAGGATTTGACTTTGCAGAAAAGACTCCAACCTCTGTTATTTCATATCTTTCTTCTGCTGGCAGTTCTGCTGTAAATACAATCTTATCTACTCCGCCCTCACTAACAAACCCTCTAGAAGAAATAGGAACTCTAAGCATCTCAAAGTCTAGGCTTTCTTTTGCTGAGTAGTCGCCCAGAGTATCTGTTGTATCAAGTGGCTTTGGACCACATCCAATAGCAATATATGATGCGTAGGCTGGAGCCTGCCCAAGTAGGTATTTTCCAAGAATAGACTTGCCAGTATTAGTTATCAAGATGCTCCCTAGTTAAAATCTGTCTCATATATTGTACCACTTCTGGCTATCTGAATTTCTATCTGTTCGTCTGCCTCAAGGTTTACAGCCTCTACAACTAGGTTTCCAGTGGTAGTGTCTATGTATATATAGTCTCCACCAGATCCCCCGCCAGTTTCTGGAATCTTCTCATCAAGTTTAATTGGAAAATTTGCAAAATATTTATCTGAAGTAGCCTGAAGACTAATAATATTATTAGGGTTATACTGCTGTTCAATAGAAGAAAGATTTTTAATTGGCTGATAACTGATCTTTTGACCATTAACAGTATCACGCCTTGCTATGCTAATTAATTCTTGACCACCAATATCTTCAAAAATTAAGTCTGCCATTAATGCTACTGGAACTGCTTCTTCTTTAAATAATATAATATCTTTTGTGGCAGTCTTAACCTGTGCTGTGCTTGCTGAGGCTGTAGTTGTAGTTGCTGCAGGTGCTGGAGTAGGAGGAGTAGCCGATACTGTGGCTGACGCAGAGGTTATTGCAACAGTTGTAGGAGATGGACCTGGAGCATTAACAGTTGAGTTTAACTGTTTTACATAGGCATCCATTCTTGCTTGATAGCCCACTTCTT